TTCATAGCAGATGCTGGATCAGAAATTACATCTTCAGTTTTACCGTCCATAGTATTCTGATAGTAACTAGTTTTCCACCCGTACTTATATGTAGTGAGCAAATCTCTCGCCATAACAGAAACAGGAACTTCATTGTTTTCAAAGTTTTCTGGATTGTATGACCAGTTGCCACTTATTGCTTGATCAAAAAACTTTTGCATCACTGAAACTACATTGATATATCCTGTGTTGTCAGGCATGTCCCATAGTAAAGTGTATGCTGTTTTAAGATGTGATATTTGTGGTACAATCTGCTTCAGTGTACCTTTCTTACTCTTTTTTACTGATAAGTAATCTCTAGGTGGTTCTATGCCATTTGTAGCATTTGATACTACACTAGATGATTCACTTGGCATTTGAGCAGTGAGAGTTGAATGTCTTAGACCATGAACATTTATACATGTTCTTAGTTTTTCCCAATCACATGTTAATTTATTTGGTACCAGTTCATCGACTTCTTTCTTGTAAGTGTCAATGGGTAATATACCATCTGCATATTTTGTTCTGCTGAACCAATCACATGGACCCTTCTCTGATGCTAATTGATTCGATGCTGTTAATAGATTATACTGAAATTTTTCTGTAAGATCATGGACAAGTTGCCATGCTTTAGGGTCATCATATTTGACTTTGTTCTTTGCAAGATAGTGTGCAAGTCCAATATACCCTATACCAAGACTTCTTCTAGCAACCGTCGAACGTTTAGCGGCCTCTACTGGATATTCTTGATAGTCTATCAATTCATCTAGACCTCTTACTGCAAGATCACACATCTCATGTAGTTCTTCTTCTTTAACTATACCAACATTGATTGCTGATAAAATACAAAGGGCGATCTCACCATCGCCATCAATATGATCTATTGGATCAGTAGGTAATGTTATCTCTTGACATAGATTACTCATGTTCACTTTGTCTTTAAATGAACTATGAGTATTACTATGGTCAATATTCATGATATAGATTCTGCCAGTCTCCGCTCTTTCTTTTAACATGTCTGTAAATAATTCTCTTGCACCAATTTTTCTTTTTGGTACTGATGTTGCTCTTTCATACTTCTCGTACATCTCATCAAACTCTGGTGTACCAAATGCTTCATATAATCCAGGGACATCATGAGGTGAGAATAATGTTATCTCACCATTTGATAGAAATCTTTCATAGAATAGTTTTGATAACTGTATACTATAATCTAGTTTTCTAACTCTGTTATCTTCGGTGCCTTTATTGTTCTTGAGTACGATAATATCTTCGATCTCTTGATGCCAGATCGGAAAGTGGACTGTAGCAGATCCGCCCCTAACTCCGTTTTGAGTACAACATCTAACAGTAGATTCGAACTTCTTAAGGAATGGTATAACTCCTGTGTGTTGGACTTCGCCACCTCTAATTCTGCTACCAATACCTCGTATTCGTCCTGCGTTGATTCCGATTCCTGCTCTTTGGGCAACATATCGACCGATGGCCATGTCTGAACTGAAAATAGAGGGCAAAGAGTCGCCTGAGTCGACAAGTACACATGATGCGAACTGTCTAAGTGGTGTTCTAACACCTGCCATGATGGGTGTTGGTATATTAATTTTGAATGTTGAGATTGCATCGTAGTATCGTTTAACGTAGTCAATTCTTTGTTCTCCATAATTTTTAAATAATGTCATAGCAATTAGCATGTACATAAACTGTGGTGTTTCGTATATATCACCTGATGATCTGTCTTGTACTAGATATTTGTCTACGACCTGTTGTAGTCCTGCGTATGTAAATTCAAAGTCTCTTGAATGTCTTAGGTATGAGTTGAGTTTTTTAAATTCTTTTTTGTTGTAATGATTTAGAATGTCTGCATCATATACACCCTTGTCTATGTTTCGATCTACAAGTTCTCGTAGATCAGGATAGATTTCTGCATCTTTCCATTTTGTGTTGAATACTTGTTTCTGAATTGCAAACAATAATAATCTTGCGGCAACAAACTGATAATTTGGTGATTCTAAACTGATTAGATCACTTGCACTTTTTACCAATATCTTTTGTATTTCTTTTGTTGTTATACCATCGAAGAATTGTAGTCCAGAGTTCATTTCTACTAAAGACTCTGATACACCTGTAACTCCTCTACAGGCCTTCTCTACCATTTTATGTATTTTTTCTAGATCAATTTCTACTTTTGATCCGTCAGACTTGACGACTAATAATGCTGAATTCATACCCTCTTGTACTCCGTTAATTTAAGTTTTGCTGAGAGACCAAACGTTGTACAGTCATTAATAATTTCAATTAACTCTAATTCAGATATACCACTCTGAATCATGTCATTTATATCTTTGCAGTTCTCTACTCTTTTATCTGACCAGATGCAAACTTTATACCCAAGGTCAATCACTTCACTAATCTTTTTGATTATTTCTCTGTTTCTTGGTTCGTTGTCGTAAATAAGTATTGCATTTTCTTTATACTGATCACTTAGTTTTTTAAAATCACTTCCCGCAACTGCGATACTGTTAGGGAGGAATAAACTGTCTATGGGTCCCTCTGTAACATAGATAGTTTTTGTTTTGTCCACATTATTAGCATTAAAGATGAGTGGAACGTCATCTCGAAATCTCATGGTCAAATATCTGAGTGGTGAATCATTGATTGCACGACCAGTAAGACCAATCATTTCGCCTTCTTCAGAGAAGAAAGGCAATATTATTCTAGGGTCATTTCCTAGTTGTCTACCTTCATAGTTCTTATGAAGATGAGATAGTGAAGATGCAGTTGATACAAACCACATATCTTTCATCATAAAATCTGCTACACCTCGATCTATCAAATACTTTCTAGCAATGGCGTTCTCTACTACAGGAACTGCAATTGCTTTCAAGTCTTCAGTTTTATTTAGAAGATCGAAACGTGGTGTAAACTTAAATTTGTTAGAAGATGGTAACTTTTTTTTCTTTGGTTTACGACCACTCTCAGTTAACCATTCTTTGACATATTCTTTGTGTACCATAGGGAAATTATCTTTAAGAAAATTGACACTAGATGTACTTTTACCACAATTATGACACTTATAGATCAGTGATTGATCTTTTACAAAATGGTAACCACGTGCTTTATAGAGATTCTTTTGCGAATCACCACAATAACAACACCTGTGATTTAACGTGTTGTCATTTATCCACTTGGCCTTGTCTAGATGAGACATGACCATAGATAAGTATTTCTTCTCTAACCATAGCATTGATACTATTATACTACAATATTATGATTTTTGTAAGTCTTTTTTACTAACTTTTTTGATTTGATCTTTGGGAACTTGTAGAACGTATCTATTCTCTACTACTTTTGGTTTGTCTTCTTCTACTTTACGTGCAATAAGACCTGTACTGGACACTAACAATAGGACAGCAAGTGGGTCAAATACGAAAATAAGGGCATAAATCACCCATCGAACCGCGTTGTCAAGATACTTGACACCTGCTTCTTCGCCATATATGACTTCTGCAACGTACTTTATAGGTCCAATTTTACTATCTTGTTCTAATTGTTTACGTTGTATTGGTAGTTTCTCTGCCGTATAGTCTGTAATTAGATCAATAGATGTATCAATATCTGTAGCAATCTGGGCCCTTTCGTCTCTTTGTTGTCGATTGATATAGTTTCTGTCTTGTGGACGACCCGTGGTAACGACTAGATCGAGTCCTGTGAGTCTTTCTTGTAGTCTCTTGACTTTCATCTCTTCTGCATTTATACGTGTGTCTAGAATTGATAATTCAAGATTGTTACCATCTCCTACAAGTGTTGTTTCTATATTTGCTTTAGATAGATACCCAAATATACCAAGTGATGTGATCAACATCAATACACCTACAGATAAAAGTAAATAGTATTTGAGATAGTTAAGTTTTTCCCATACAAGATGTAGATATGCCGCGGTGACTAACTTACCAACTTCTAGAGCAGTCATCATTACTATAGTTCCAATATAAGCACCAGCAAATATTGTTGCCATTCCTATGACTGAAAAGTATGCCGCGATTCCTGCAATAGTGATCGAGGTCACCAAAGCAAGATAGTTTAGAAATTTAATCATATCTAATTATATCTTTTTTTGAGCAGTTTGTATAGTCGTTTTGTGTCGTTTTTATTTTTACGTCTGTAAAGAGATTTGCTATGCATTAGGGGGTGATTAGTCTGGACTGCATCGCCAGTAGAATTTACTGGTGCATCTTCAGACATCGTATCGAACTTGATATATTCTGATAATTGATCAGCAAGTATTATGCCTGCTTTATAATCTGATGGAAAATGTAATCCTGCAATTACTCTTCCAAAAGCACAAACATCTGCCGCTTCTCTAAGTTCTGATTTAATCTCTGGGTATAGTTTACCATAATAATTTGCTACAACATATGGTTGAACTGTATGACCTGATGGATATGATGGTGTTTTACTTGTATCTGTTTCAAACATTTTGAATTCTATACCAAGTTTCTCTGCAACTTGATATGGTCTTGGTCTATTGTAATGATTCTTATAATGTCTAATGATTGGTCGACATTGGTCATTAATCATATCAATAGTACTTTCATCATAGTCCATCTCGTTCTCTTCTAATACTAATCTAATGTAGTATGAAGAGTCTCGATCACAATTGATATATGCTTGTTTGTCATCGTCAGTTTGACTGTTATATCTTTTGACTATTTCATTGATCTCTGCTCTAGTCTGAGTACTAGAATTCTTTGGTGGGTTTGGTAATACGATGTTCTGCCACCCATCATTAAAGATTTTAAGTTTCTTATATTTTGCTTTCTTTAATTGATCTTGTGGTGAAAATACCAGTGTATCGATCTGTACTAGTTCTTCAATAAACATCTTCGGCCGTGAATAATACTGTCTCTGATAGTATATTGCCTTGATATATTGTTATACCATATGCAATACTATGTTCTTTAACATCAGTGATCTGTGTTTTCTCTGGATAGATTTTGATCTCGCCTGTCTCTGTAAAGTTTTGCTTGATCTGTCTACGTAAATTATATGGTCTGTCTTGGTATAATTTGCCAACATCAACTGCCTCTGAAATCATTTCTGCATTCATGATGTTTTGTTCTTTTAAAAACTTATAGAACTTTTCATATAACTCATCGGCCTGATCTGCTGGTAGGTTAGTTTCCTCTTTCAGAAGCAATAATGCCACTGCATAAGAGGCAAAAGCAGTCTTGCCAAATGGTACTTTTTCTATGAGTTTTTTGAGATTGAATACTAGTCTATGTAGAGGTGTAAGTGATGCTTTTTCTTTTGCAGTAACTGGGTTGTTATCTACTTCAAGTCCATCTTCATTTTTGATTTTCTTGATACGATTACCACGTTTGTCAATGAAACCAAACTTATACGCCTGTTGTTTCTCAAAAGGTGTTGTTAACATCTTGAGAATACGAAATACAATTAAACTATCTATTACTCTTCCGACCATAATACTATTTATGTTTATAAATCACGTAGTCGTTGGACAAGTTCTTTATCTATCTTAATTTGGGGTTTCCATTTCTCATCTACATATCCCAAATATAATAATAAAGTCTTGATAGATGACCAATGCTCTTCTTCTTTGATCTTAAAATCTAGCATTCTCATACAAGCATCGAATCCAAATACATTGAATAAACAAATTGTATGATTTAACATTAGTCTTTCTCGAAGTTCTCCGAGATCGTGGTAACGATGTAGTAATCGTTTTAGATATCTAAATCTGCGTAAGTCTTCTTTGAAGTCTTCAATGTCCTCACACTGAGGATCATCATAATGCTTCATTGCAAATGCAGAAAAGTTCTTTGGTGTTAGTTTGTCAAATAGACCCATAATATATTAGTATTTAGAATGCCCGAAGGCAGTACATAGAGATTACTCTATGTACTAAACAATCTGTCCGTAGACTTTGAATGTTCCTGTTTCTAGTTGCTCGTATCTTACTCTTAAGTTTACGAGTCTTTCGTCTTTATCGAGTTCATCGATTGGTGTATCTACTGATTTACCAATGATCTCTCCATGTGAGAATGCTACTTCGAACTCACCATTTCCAGAAAATTCATCTCCTGAACTTTCATTTCTTGGGTCATCAGAAGGTACGTTTTTTCTCATTAATCCTAATTGACCAAGTTTTGCTTCCATTTGAGCAACTGCGGCCTTTGGATTTAAAAATTCAGAAACAGCAACGTGTCCTAAAACTGCGTTTACGGCATTCTTAACATCATTGTCATTCAAGTCATAAGGCATTTTATTACTTGAAAGACCTGCTGTGTTCATGATTCCGTGTTCTGTAATGTATTCTTTAAATGATTTCATAATTTCTCCTAAGTAGTAATTGCTACTCCAACTCCTAAAACTTCAGCACTTGCCGCGAATATGTCGTCAGATGCATTCTTTTCTACAAATTCAGTTTTACCAGCAGACAATGTAAATGTCCCGATCAAACTGTGTGATGAGTTTTCTATCGAAACTAATCTATTCGTTGAACCTGAATTACAAAGTCGTACAACTGTAGCATTACCGAAGTTGCTTCCGTTAGTTGTACTTGTTCCGCATGCGGCCTCTGATCCTAATACTTTAGTTTTCATACTATATCCCTACTTATGCTACAACTGTAACAGTTCCAGCGGCAGTTCCAATTCCTGCACTAGAAGTAATTGTAGATGCAGTATTTGTACCTTTATCTTTAATTGTACCACTGTTTAGTGCTAGTGGGTTTGCCCCGAAACTTAATACATCGTCAGCATTTGTGGCGGCATTTGCTGCCCCAATTACTAGACTGAATACTAATTCATTACTACCTGTACCTGATGCGTAAGATAGTACGTGTGGACCTCTACCTGAACCAGTTCCTTGGTTACCATTTGTTACTGATAACTGAGGGGTTCCTGTAACGTCTACGTTTTCGTTGAATATTACTTTAGCAGATAATGTTCCACCTGCTGATTTATCGAATGCAGATGATATCCAGTCAATTTCTGTGATGTCTGCCGCTCCTATTCCTACAGATAATGAACCACCAGTTGCAACTAGAACTTCTTCTAAATTTCTAGAACCAACTGCTTTCTTTAGTACCCAACCTTCTGGTTTTGCGATACAATTTTTCTTATCAGCAGTGTTTAGGTATTTTGGTTTAGATTCGTCTGAATCTGATACTCCCCATAATGCCATGATTTTCTCCTCTCTTATTTATTTGACTACTTTTAATATAGTCTTAAATGCTTTATCAAAAGACTTTTTGTCTTTTTGTAATAGTTGTAAGTATTTAGCACGAATCGGACCTTTAAGTGTCATTAAAGCATCATAAACTTTAACGGCATCATCTCTTTTGATCTTCTGATTTTTCATATCATCAGTTCTCACTTCACCGTCTTTCGTGTAATCCTTGAATTTTGCCAGTTGCACTAATATATTTGCATCTGGTCTATTTTGGGTACCTCTTGCCTTACTTGCGAAAGCATCAAGTGCCCTTTGGTAAACTTCATCTTCAGATGCTTCACCATATTTTCCACCCGCCATTGTTGAAATTTTATCAATTTTGGCCTTCAAATCTTTTTCGTTTTTAGCACCCGAAACTGCACGTGCTATCTTTTTGTTACCTGCATCAGACATCATTCCAAAATCAGCAATCTTTTCCATAACTGCGTTGACTTTGGCCGCGTTCTTTTTGATGTACCCTAATTTGAGTAACTTATTTTTAAATGCTTTTGTTCTTGCATCAGCAGTTAAAATCTTTTCTATTTGTGTCTTTGTTGGTTCTTGCATATTATTTTTCGTCAAAATGTTTGATTGTTGAAGGGTCACCGTATGATGATTTACCTCTTACAACTGAGTCAAAGTCTCTGAGTTTCTTCTTAGTTCCACTCACAACGATTACTGTATCGTCTCTACCTTTATTACTATTATACTTTAAACCCATCATTTTTGCAGACTTTTTAAATTTATCTTCTTCAGGTTTCTGCATCTTCTTAACTCTGTAAGTAATCATCTCTTCTGTCATTAATTTTTCCCAAAGATTTGTTTCTTCTTTTGTTAATAACATTTGTGTATTAAGAGTTCCAATCATTGTTAGTATTGCATCTCTGGCATCAAGAACTTTTTTGTAAGATGCATTATGCTTTGTATCCTTAAGTGTCTTGTCGCCCATTGATGAAACTTTTTGATATGCTTTTAAAACTGATTGCATATCTTTAGAAATCTTTTTCATTGCATCGACTTCTTGTTTCTTAGTTTCATTAAGT